ATGTGCGGCTCAGTGAAATTCGGCAGAAACACTTGGACAGTCGTGCCATCATCGCCGCCGTTGCGCACGTCAAACTGCACGTCTCGCCCGTCTCCGCCGCCCATGCTCTCAGGGGTAAACCGTGGCAACCCTGCCTGCAAATCAGGAGGGGAGAATGTCTGCGCAATGTCACCAACCGCAGCAGTGACGCCAGCGTCATCACGCAGCGCCTCTCCAAGAGTGACGCGCATTTCTGCCGCCCTATCGGCCGCGTCCGGCACTCTCGGGAGCCTTTGTCTTTCGTCTTCCATCAAGAATAATCCGTTTCCGCACTTTCGCTGATTGGGGTTGCCGTGCGTCGAACATTCAAGATCGCCATATACTCAAACTCGTTCTTTCCCAAGCGATGGAAATAGGACGCGAGCCCGGTGTGCGCCAGCGTAATCGGACCAAGAGCCTGATACTGCCTCATGCCCTCTTCTTGGCCGTATCCGTAGCGGAATGTCCAAACGTAGCGGTAAAGCACCTGATATCGCTGCTTGTTGTCCACCTCGTCCTGGTACATGTGGTTGGCTTGTTCTACCAGCGAGTAGAACCACTGATCTACCGTTTGATCCTTGAACGCAGAGTGAATGTTCGCGTGCCAAAGTCCTGTGTCCTGATCGTATGCCGGGTGTCCAACGTTGTTCACAGTCGCCTTCGTCAGGGCGGCAATAACGGCCGCCACAACAGACTGGCTTTTGTGGTACAGAGATGTGAGGGTGTAGTTGCCTCCGGCGCTCGCGACAGCCCATGTTGCCGTCAGCCCATTACCGGACACCAGCAGTTGGTGAATCTCAATCCCGGTGCGAGTTCCATCCCTGTCAACCTTCCAATCCGCCCATGCGTGACCCTGTGTGAAAGTTCCCGGAACTGGGTTGCCGTCAACCTGCGGGTCGATGTAGACGGTGGAAGCAGAGCACAGATAACCCAGCAGCTTGCCAACAAACGGAACTTCCTTGGTTTCAAGGTAACGGTCAATGATAAGCAGGTCCATGACCGGACGATAGTCCTGCCGTGCAGCCTGCCGCCATGGCTGGCCAGCAATGAATGCCGCAACATTTTCGGTGTCGCCCATTACGTCATCCCTCGCGGTCCCCGACGGCCGGCGCCTGCTGGGCAAGACGGTCGCCGATGTCTTCGGCGATGACCGGCCACAGGCCCTGCGTCTTGATATCGTGGTACGTCTGGCCCAACTCACGGACGGCCGCATAGTACGCCAGGCGCTTGATTGTCGGCACCGCGGGCTTGCCGACGTACCCAGCGTCCGGCGTCATCATCGCCCACAGGAACAGGTTGTTTGCCCATTCGAGGACTTCCGCCTCGGTCCAGCCCCACGCGGCCATGATGTCGGCGCAGAACTGGTAGATGCCGTCGTGCGGTGCGGCATCCAGCAAGGCATCGTGTGGGCCATCGTAGGCGTAGCCGGCGGATTGGCTGACGGCCGTGTGATCCCCGCATGGGACGATGGACAGCCAGCGGCCGTGGAAGGCCCGCGGCGGCACCAGCAAGGCGCTTGCGGGCGGTAGCCACAGAACGTCCCGGGTCAGCGTGGCGGGGTACTCGTTCATGGCCAGGACGCCCTCGCAGGGGCCGGTGACGCGGACGGGGATTGTTGCGGGGGTTACGTCGCCGGGCTTAAGTGTGGTTTCGATCATTGGCCCACCTGTGCGGTTTGCGCGGGCACGATGATTGCCGTTCTGCCGGTGATGCCGTCCAGCTTGCTTTCCAGGCGAATCATGCCCTTGCCAATGGCGTCGATCTTCTCGGCCTGTTGCTCCATCTTTTCGGTGTGGCCGGCGACAACCTGCAATGTGCGACCGGCTGCCAGCGCGCCGGCCGCCACGATGCACAGCAAGGCGTACCCTGGGATGCCGCAAATGACGCACGAGGATTGCACGCTTTTTTTGAGTTTGGTCCATGGGCTCACGGGGTCCCCGCTTTCTGTCCAGATATCACGGCGTCGATTTTCTTCTGCACAGCCTCTGTTCGGGCATCGTCTTTCGCGGCCTTCGCATTTTTCGCCATGGTTAGACAAACCGAAGTTACCACGCCACTCGCGCCAATAACCAGAATCAGGAAGTTTCCCCACTGGTCCTTGTCAACGTTCCATGCCTGGAGTGTGGCGCGAATCTGGACATGGTAGTTCATGCTGAACCACATGCCGGACGCGAACCCGCCGATGATACCGGACCACTTCTTGAACTGCGTGGATTGAATGGCCCAGTCTATGAATTGTCGCAACATGGCTTGCCTCCTCGCTTCACTTTGGGACTGCGGACACCGGGATCGTGTTGCCGTTCGCGGAAAATGGGATTGACCGCTCCTGGTTGACGTTCGAGTACACGGTGGCCCCGCCCGTGGCGTTGACCGTGTAGGAGTTGCAGCCGGCGATGCACAGGATCAGCACCACGCCGATGACGATGCACAGGACGATTGCCGCCACCGGCAGCGCCTCGCGGAGTTGGTCTTTTCTGTCTTCGGTCATGTGCGTCTCCTGCTTTCGTTGGCGGGGCACCGCCAGCACTCGCCAGCGGCGTTCGGGTGCGTTAAACCCTGCCCCATAAATCACTGTCCGTAACCACGCCCGGTGTACTCTGCACGCGCGTCAACCTCCCGCTGGAGGACCTGCTCTGCCGTCAATGTGCCGTAGTACGCCCGCCAGCCGAAAAAGCGATACTGCTGACCATCGCCGCTAAACCCCAGTGTAGCGAGGACGCGCATTTGCGCCCCTGCCGCAATATAGCCAGAATGCGATAGATGATATACGTTGGTAAGACATTGCATGCCGCCGTACTTGAAAAGACGCCCGTAGACGACATTGGTTGTCGGCGTACATGCCCAGCGATAAACCAGGAATCCTGAATTCTGGTTGATGCTGGTTTCATCGGTTATACCGGTTGAATCTCCCAGGCCATCTATTGCGCCATACCACTCGTTGCTGCACATGGTCGTAATGCCGATGGCCGCATATCCGGCCGTGGTCATGCTGATGCTGGTGCCATTCGTCGCGGGTCCGATGCTGCGGTCGAACTTGCCCGTAACGATGATGCTGGTGCCTCCAACCGTGATCGTGGCCGGATTGCTCGCCACGCCGACCGCTGTGTATCCAACCGGGGTGTTGCCGCACCAGTTGTACGTATTGGTCGTGACTGTGACGGCTGTTCCGGCGAACACGCGCCCTGTCGGCCAACCCCATGCTCCGCCAGCCAGGTCAGGCCCCCGCGTGATCGGCTCCCCGTCGCTAAACATGTAGCCGGGCGGGTCTCCGCACATGGAGTTTGTTCTTACGGGATTCACGGTTGCCATTAACCCGCAAATTGTGATGTTGGTGCAGGGGTATTGAACAGTGTGCAGCACGTACCCGCCCTTCGTCTGATCACACGGGATGCGGCAAGAATAGGGAGCTGGCGCCGCGAGCCAGGGCTGCGCGGAATGGACGCACGCCGTCATGGAGAGAGCCGCGATGATAAGTGCCAGTCGCTTCATTTCGCTACCGCCTTTACTGGCCGTGCGAGATTCCGCGCCGCGCACACCGGCTTGTTGGTCAGCGTCAAGACCTCCTGCGCGTACCCATTTGTGATGGCCCATCCACGCGCCACCACAACCGTCCCCGTCGGCTGCGTCGCCCGCTGGACGTGCCACCAGCCGCACCACGACGCCCGCACAGGGTCATTTGTGGATAGGCCGCAAGCCTGCCCGGTCGTCAGGTCCACCGCCGTGAAGGGCAGCGGTTGGGCGATGCGGTCGATCTTGCGGCCATCTGACGAGTATACCCAGCCATCGGCCCGCGCGCCGACTGCCAGCACTGCCAGCGCCAAAGCGCTACCGAGAATAGAGCGGAATCGCCACATAAGCACCCCCATCCCACATAAGCACGATGTTGTACACGCGGTTGCTGGTCATGTCCATTTGCGCCGACCAGATCAGGTTCGATGGCCATGTGATCGCGGGCGTCACCGTGGCCGGCGTCGTCAGCAGCAGTTGCATCGTCCGCGGTGACGCGGCGGGCGTATTGCTGGCGTTGATGGCGTAGCTGGCGTTTGTCACCGCGATTGCCCATGCGGTAGACCGCGCCCAGTCCAGCCAGACGGTTCCGACCGTGATAGCGGCGGGCGTCCATGCGGAGATTGTGGCGTTGCTGACGGTGGCCAGCGCGCCGACGGACGCCGCGCCGGACGGGCGGCCGGACATCGCGGACGTGTCGCCGTCTGTCCACTGCCAGATATGATTCAAGCCGTCCGTGATGGCGGCTGGGTAGTAGTAGTTGGACCCCATGTATTGCATGGCCGGATGATCGTCTACCTTAATAAGTCGCCAAGAGGTATTCCAATAGAGTCCGACAGATGTGTTTGCCAATGGCATGTAGATTGGCCCGGTCATCTGGGCCATCGCGCCGGCAGCTAGCGGCAGGTATGCGGATAGGGCGCTGTTTCTGGCAAGCCCGTTGGTTGCGGCAGGCTGCAAGGCCGTGGCCCCGAGGGTCGCGCCGTTGGTGTAGGGTGCTGCGACGGCGAGGGCCGCGTTGGTGGCGTCCAGCGGGGTCGCCTTGCCAGCGGTCGCGGCGTCCACGTAGGCGGTCGTCGCGTTCGTCGTGACGTTGGTGGTGGCGGCGTAGGAGACATAAACGCTTCCGGTAGCAGATGGCCCGTTTCCATACCACACACCGGGATATCCGTTTTCTTGGTATCCCCAAGCGCTGTCAACAGGATCGTCGATCTGCACACCAGGGCGCCATTGCCAAGGATCATAACTGTCGAATGCAACATGCCTTCCCCAAACACCAGGATTGCTTCCTCCTGCGTCCGTTACCACAATCGCATTACTATCCGCGCCAACCATCACCGCATAGCTGATCGTGTCCGCGCCGACCTTCACGCTCCAGTTCGTGATCCCCTGCGGGTCGTTCGCCGGCACCATCCGGAAGGCGTTCGTCGCCAGGAGGGTGGACTGCGCACTCAGCCCCATGTTGCTCACGATCCCCGGCACCGCACCCGTCGCTGACTGGTACGCGCTCCCAGCCACCGCCCATGCGTAGTTGCTCCCGGCCGCCGCCGCCGGGTCCGTTACGGCATGCGCGATGTTCGTCACCTGCGCCACCGCCGTCCCGCCGATGGTGCCCGTCACGCTGTCCGCCGTAATCTGCCCCTGCAACGTCGCGCCCCACATGATTGTCGCCTCGCCGGCCCGCGCCAGCCACGCGCACGCCACCGCAACCGCCGCAACCGCTATGATCTTGTTTTTCATGGTCGCCAGTACCCCAGTCTTGTTACCCCGTTCGATGTGATGACCGTCAACAGGTTCGTCGGCCAGCCGCTCGCCAGCAGGTTGCTCGACACCCCCGAAACCGCGCAGTAGGGGACCGCCGATGTGCTTACCGCAATGACCGCGTAATCCGCCAGCGTCGCGTGCGCTGCCAGGTCTGCGTTCGTCGCGTGCCCTGATTCCCCCGCCCATCCGGAATTCGTCGCGGCCCCCGCCACCGTCGCGTATGTCGCGTTGCTCACGCTCGCAATGCTCGCCAGCGCCACACCAGACGTTGCGGCGTAACCCGCCGTCCCGGCCGCAATGGCATTGTCCGCCAGCGCCGCGTGAACCGAGTTGACCACCGTGCTAACGATGTTGACTACAAACGTCGTGTTGCTCACGCTGCCCCGCAGCACCAGCCCGGTCGGGTTCTGCCCCATCACGCGCGCCCCGTCGCTTCCCAGAAACACCGGAATGTCGTTGCTGTGGATGTTGCCGACAACCACGATGCCGCGACCGCTTGAAGGGAACGGCACACCGCTATTCGTCCCGCCGTACTCTTGCCCAGGCTCCCATTGACCGGCCGCTCCGCACGATACCGAAAGCGCCGCCAGCAGTCCGGCAACAAGGGCTATGATCTTCTCTCTCATGCCATTCTCCCTCGTCCTCGACCGTAGCATCTTCCGCCGCCGCTCTGCCACACCGTCTGCGCCGCAATCCCCATCCTATCGAGATATCGCCGATGCAGCCGGTCAAGTTCTCCCGCAACCGCTGGCGTCTGCCGATAGTCTCCCATGCCCCCGCCGACCAAGATTGCCACCGCGCCCAATGCGATGTAGTCCTCAAACATCTCCGGAACGCCCACAACCTGCCATGAGTCGGTCGCTGTACCTGGATTCTGGTTTTGGTTTGGTTGCGTCGCCACATAGCTTTGCGGTTCAAGGTAGCAGGTATCCCCCACCGAATAGTTCCGCGTTGAATCCCAGTTCACGGCACTGAACTTCGGTGGCAGCGGACGAAACCTAACCCACGGCTTTGACGCTGGACTGCTCGACGGCAGCAAGATCCCGGGAGTGTCAAACAGCGGAACACACCCCTCGATCCATCGCATTTCCGTCTGCATTCGCGGATCATCGTTGGTGCAACACATCGGATATTCAACCCCGTCAATTTCAGACGGCTCCCACGGCTGCGCAAATTCGATGTACTTGGAAAACCCCTTGGCGCCCGCCAGCACCCAGTACGTTCCGGTGGCGTCTGTCAAAGGGTCATGCCCTGCTCCATCCTGAACCGCAACGTAGTAGTGATGCTGTCCGCTGATCTGGTTTGAACATCCGGCCGGCGTGCCAAATCGGTAGACCTCAAATCCAGCCAAATAGTTTTTCGTGGAATCCCATGCCGGCCGGAACGTCCTTTGCTCAAAGCGCATGATGTCCGGCCAAAACTTGTCTGTCCACACATCGCGGCATGCGCTATTGGCAGCATCTGAAAACTGATACCGCTCCTTCACGTCCATCAGCGGCAGGTATGTCGCCACGGAAAACCCGCGCAGCCCCAGAATTCGCGCTATCACGCTGCCAAATGACGTTGTGCGGTACATTCGTTGCTCCTACGCAATGCGCCTTTTTCCGGTCGGGTTCAGTGCGTTTCGGCACCGGCCAGGACCGAAGCCTCCAAACGCCAGGCTTGTCGATTCCCGCCGCAATCGCGTCTGCGGAAACATCCGGTCGCAATCTGCCCAATAACTCTCCGACCCCGCGCCAAGAACTTCCGGACCCTCGGCGCGAATGGCGTTCATCACGGCTCTCTCCGGCAGCCGCCGCCGCAGTCCGCACCCCGACCTCACCGGCGCCGCGGCATTTAGTTCCGCGCACTCGTTGACCATTTTCCAGTCAATAGGGTTTGACTTCCCGCGAGCCGTCCCGCCCTTCACGATGATGTTTGTTGCCATACTATGCCGCTCCACTTCCCGACGGCGGTGTCGCGGGCGCAACCGGCCCACTTCCAGACTTGCCGCCCTGCCTTCCGATTTCAACGTTATCCACATGCTGCTGCTGCTGGAATTGAAGCGCCTTCAAATGCTCCGCAATGTTTTGCAGATAAGGAGCGGGAATGCTCCGCTGGTCCGGGTCAGCCTGTAGCGCCTGCTCGATCGTCTGCGCGCGCAACTGGTAGTTCCACGCGCCCGTCTCGTCAACCGGAACCTGGAACCCGTTGCGCATCATCAGCAGATGATTCTTGGCCTCGTCAATTTCCTTGGCCGTCCCAGACTCCGGCGGACGAATAGCCTCTGTCCCGATGTAGGGCAGCAGTGCCGTGAAGCAGTATTGTGCGGCCGGAGTCATGTCGATTGTGTTGGCCGGGTCAAGCTGCTTGATGGCTGGCAGCGCGTTCAGGATATCGGTCAACCGCTCATGGTCAAGCTGCGCCGGGTCAAACGTAATGGTCACGTCAAAATGGCCCGCAATTTCTTCTTTGCTCTTGGCAACAGGCTGATTGTCCGGTCCCATGATTTGCGCCAGCATCTCGTCTGGCAACTCCTGCATCGCCAGGTCCAGAAGGATTTGCAACTCTTCCTCAACGGAGGCCAATCGCAACCCAACGTCAAACTCTGCCCGCATGGCCAGCATGTTCGGGTCTGTGCCCTCACGTTTGCGTCCCCAGTATTGCCCGACAAGCTGCTCGATGTCCTGAGTCATGTTGCGTGCGGCAACTGGCGGCTGCGGCGGCTGTAGGAACTTGGCCTCAGCACCGCGATTAAGAGACAGATGCTTGAGCGGACCAAGGAACAGATTTTCGGCCCCGCGCCCGTCATTCGTGGTGAACGGAGGAAGGCCGGCAATCTCGGCGCTATCGACTTGCAGGTTGCGCAGCCTCGTGACCGTGTATTGATCTGGTCCAACGATTTCAGGAACCCCGCGGCTGTTCAACACAAAGTCATCAATCGTTTCGCGGCGATGCAACACCGCGCTCCACTTGTCAGGAAGCGCTTCCAGCCGCATCCCGAAGGCCGTGCGCGTCCCGCTGTAATCCAGAACCGTGTAATACCTAGCCGCAATCCCGTCCTCATTGGTGGCCTTGAAATGCGCCCAAAGCACCTGATATTCGTTCTCGTGCAACTGCGGCGAGTAGTTTGAAAGGAACGATGGGTAAGCCGTTGAGTAGTCCAGGAACGAAGTCATGCCGCGCTTTGCCAGCACGTCCTCAACAAACTTTGCATCCCACCCCATTGTAACCTGCCGCTCGCGCAGCGTCACCGCGCTGATCCACTCTATTTCAAACCACGGCGAATCATGGAACTCGCGCGTGTTGTCGGGAATGTAGAAGTCCTGCCCAAAACGCCGTGCCGAAATGTCGGGCCCGTCATACGCCACGATCTCAACCGGGAAGTCGGCCTCTCCCCTTTTCGCCACTTGCTCCGCAATCTTCTTGGCGCGCTTGGGGTTCAGCCGAGGAAACATCTCCTGCACCATCGCCGCCACCGCTCCCTTGTCGCTGGACGGGTCGGCAAGGTACTCCATGAACTCAATGGCGTGCTGCTGCATCTCGGCCGGATCAACCTGTCGGCCTTCTGTCTGAGCCTGCTGCTGGTACTCCTGTGCCCATTCCTCAACAAGCTGCTGCACCGTCAGGGTCTTCATCTCCAGACCCGTTTCGCGCTTCCAAAATACGCGCATCAAAGCTACGGCCGGGGTATCGTTGTCCTCGTAGTTCCACAGCTTGATGTGTTCGCACACCCACCGCTTCCACATCTTCGACACGAGCCACCGCAGAATGATCGTCCACTTTGCCGCGTTGCGGGAATTGGCACCCAGGCCGGACGGGTTGCACTGGATCTGCATGCGAAGCAGGGCAATCGTTGACTGCATCACCCGCTCGTTGATGACGCTATCCGCCATCCAAACAGCCTGATCAGACTCACCCTTGAAGTGTTCTACGTTGTCTGTCCAGTTGCGGGCGTCGTGCGTTCGGCCTTCCCAGATGCAAAAGCGCACGCGGTCGTTCTCATATCTTTGTACTGAAAAGTCGGCACTGCGAAGACTGATTCGGTCTATTTCAGCCTTGAGCGAGCGAACGGTATCTTCATCCATCGGAGCGTCACCGCCGGCACCAACGACAACCTCGTATTCCGTGTTGGGCTCGACGTATGCCATGGTGCGTCTCCGTCTTCTATGTGGTGATGCCGGCCAGCGGAGTGTCTTCCCGCCGGCCGGCCTTGGTTTGAATCATGCAACCGGCCCTAGTATCGGTACTTCTGGCCGCCGATACGCACGAAGAACCTGGCATGCCCGTATGTCAGATTGGACATGGAATAACTTCCCGCTCCGCTCTGCGCCACGGTCAGCACAAGTTGCACCGTTGATGTCTGCGCGTTCAGATTCGGGTCTGTCAGAACAGCCACAGTATTACTGCCGCCACTGACACTGAGCCCGGTTCCAAACGAGTAGTACACCGTCGGCGTTTGGTTCCACGCAGCCTGAACACCGCTGATCCAGCGGGTTGTACTGTTGGTGTCGCCAAACGACAGGGCGATGTTGAACGTCGCGTTTGTGATGGTGGTCGAACCAAACGGCGCGTCCAACTGGTAGCCGGAGAACCGCACGCTGCACGGCGCCGTCACGTTGTTGGTGAACGCAATCGTCTGGTTACTGGTCGTGCAGCTTGCCAGGTCGGAGAAGTCCACGTTGATCGCGTGGGTGGCTCCGTAGTGAGCCATCTCCTCTTCGGAAAGCGCCACGATGGAAGTTCCGGCAAGGGCAACGTTCGCCGTGACCGCAATCCCGAGCAGGATTGAAAACAGGATGTTCTGGTGTTTCATGTTGGTCTTTTCCTTTTTCTGTTTCTGTTGTTCCTGCCCTTACAGGCTGACAGGGAGAACCGCCATCTGGCCCTGCACCGTGCCGGGACGCAGCATGCCGTCGGAGTAGTGGACAAAACGCGGGCCGCCCACCTTGGAGTTGCCCTTGTTCTGGTCGATGAACTCGATGGGGTTCAGCCAGTTCATGCCCCAGTACTTCGGCATGATGAACAGGCCGGAAGCATCCCCCATGCCGGGCACCCAAACCTTGTCAGCCAAGGCGCGGGCAACCCAGAACGACAGGATCGAAGTGACCGATCCGCCGTCGTACTGGAAGAAGTCAACCATCTGAACCAGCTTCTTGGTCAGCGCGTCCAGCATGGCAATACGGGTCGCAATCTGGTTGGACCCGACCGTTGATGTCGCGCTCAACGCCCAGCCGGTCATCTGCCGCTTGAGCGTCATGCCGACATGTCCCGTCAGGTTGACCGGCCCCTTGACCTGCGAGGCGCACGCTCCGAGCATGGTGGCAAATACCGATTCCGTGAAACCGGTGGTTGTGCCATTGCCCAGGGCGCCATCGAAGAACTGCCCCGGTTGCACTGCCACGCTTGCGGGGATCGGATCAATCGCCCGCTGCGAGTAGGTTCCATTTCCGTAGAGGCTCGTACCTGCCACGGGGGTCAGCCAGTTCGCCATGCCACGGGTCTTGGTGATGCCCTGATCGTTGCCGGTGCCGTCATCGGCGTCAACCGCCGACATCACGGTGCATTCCCAGTCCATCGTGATTTCTTCGGCGTCGCGCACACGCTGCTTGGCGACTTCCGAAGCAACGTCCTTTTGCTTGACGTTCTGCGCACGAACCGAGATTCGCTTGCCGGAACTGCGCTTTTCCTGGCTGTGGTTGCGGAGCTTGGCTGCCTGGTAGGAGCCGTAGCCGTCCGTCTTGTCCTGACCTTCCGGCACGGACCCGTCCATGGGGGTCGGGGGGGTGTCGGCGGTCCACTCGGCATAGATGTCGGATGGCTTGTTTTCGTGCTTGAGCATGGCAAGGCAGTGCGCCTTGTCATCATACGCGCGGATCACGGCGGAAGCCTGTTCCAGAACCCGCAGGTTCAGGTTTGAGACTCGCGCCATTTCAAATGGAGAGGGCATGGTTAAACCTTTCTGTGCCGGCAAAGGCAGCCATGCGGTTCCCCGCGGCTATCCAAAGCTGGCCCGTGCTTCTTTTTCGTAGATCGCTTGGAGACCGTCTGTGTCGCCACTCGCGACTTTGCCCCAGTCAACATCGACCGCCTTTCCACGAGGAGAAAGTGGCGTGCGAGACCCACCCCTTCCGGGGACGGGTGGAGGCTGGCGGGCGCCTGTCGTGGTGGTCTTGCCGGTCAATGCAGGCGTTACCGCCCGCTGCCCTGGCTTGAACCCCTTGATGGCGTCCAGCGTCAGCCCTGCTTTTTGGGCGGCAACCCCAAGCTCGAAAAGTGTCTGCGCCTTGCTGCCGGCACGGTCCAGTGCCCGCCTGCCCTGCACATCGCCTTCGACTTGGTTGCGCAAATTCCTGGCCTGTTGCCGGCACTGCTGAGGGGTATACGTGATCGTCTGCCCACCAACCTGCCCGGTCCATCCCTCTTCCGTATCGCCAGCAGCTTCAAAAACGTCGCGCCAGTACGTGTTGTTTTTCAACGTCACGATGGCCTTCGCCTCATGCTCGCTTGCGATGATTTCAGAGGGTACGCCAGCCGCTTGCGCAGCTTGAAGGATCGTCTCGTTGCCAACGGTATCGGCCAATCGCTTGGCCTCCGCAACGGCTTCGTCGCGCTCCTTTTCTGCCGCCTCTCGCTTCGTCCTTTCCTCACGAACCGCCGCAGTCTTGCGACCAAAGGCTTTGTTCACCCGTTCCTGCTGCTCAGGCTTCAATTCGAGTGCGTCAAGCGTTTCGTCGTGTTCCGCGTCGGGTTCCGCGTGTTCTGGATCGGTCTCCGTATCGGGGTTTGGCTCGTCATCCGGGTTGGTCTCCACCGACCCGGGCGTCTCGCCGTCCTTCTCGCCGTCCTTCTCGCCGCCTGCGTCAACGGGAAGAACTTCTGCATCGGGATCTTGTCCGACAACGCTGGTGTCTTGCGGTCTGCCCATGATTAACCCCTCATGTGGGTGTGCCGGTGTCTCATCTAGGCTGTCTCGCTGATACACCGTTAAACGCGAAAAAGCCGCTGCCAGTGGTGGCAACGGATCCATGAAAGCGCAATCCGTGGTATATGTCAACAGGAAAATGTCTCATGAGACACTTTTTGTCTCACTGTTGTTCCACGTGGAACAGTGCATACACTTGAATGCAGTGCATACAACCGTACTCAATACCGCCTTCCACCGCTCACCCAACCAACCTGCTGACCGTCGCGCTCATTGCGCCAAAGCGTTCCCCGACCGCGTTTCCGATCTGATCTTTCATCTTCATCTTGATTCACAACCTTCTCAAATGCCGCGTCACCCAATTCTCGAAGATCGGCCGCTGGCTCCTTTGCCAGAGCCGGCCTGTCACAATGCCCGCTTGTGGCCAGCATGATGATGATGTCGATAGGATCTTTGCACGCGCCGCGCTGTCCCTCAACACCAGTCCAGTTCTGCACCGCAAAAAGGATGTTCTTGCAATCGCGAGATATCACCAGGCTGCCAGCCTCAAACATGCTGTTGACCTTCTTGGCTCCGTCGTCAACCATCTGTCCGCTGGTCGGCACGTATATCAGGCCGATGTTGTTCATGTCCTCGCGCAGCGTCACCGGAGAAACAACCCCGGTGTGCCCCATGTTCCCGCTGCGGCAGTCCATCAACCTCTCGACAATCGGTTCCATGGCTCCGTGCCGACAATCCCACGGAATCAACGGCCCCTCTGTTGTGCATGCTGGAACATCGTCCTGGCCAGCCACGATCTCGCGGCGCCAAGCATGCCAGTCTGCCCACCCCTCCAGGCGAGCAATCTCAAACTTGTACCGCAGCAGACCAAATCCCCATGACTGCTGGGCCCCGCCCTTGTCTCCGTCGTTGCCCCGACCGCGGCTATCCCGGCCGCTTGGAACGCACCATTCTTCCGGCACTCCAACCCCAGGTATCCAATACCCACCTGGCCACTCCCGGTAAATGTACGTCTTGCCACCGCTGATACGTCCCCACCCCATGAAGTAGTTGCGTCCATTTCCGGCCCCCATAGCAGGGTCGGTCATCTGAAAATTGCGGCCGCACTTTGGCACATTTGCCGGATCACACGTGTTTCGCTCCCAGTCAAACCCTCCAAACTGCTTGCCCCATCCCTTTTGGGCAATCCCGTAAATGCTCCGCTTGATCCGCTCTGTTCCCTGCGTCACCGTTGTCGCCACAACCGTCTTTGGATTTCCCCATGGGTTATCCAATGGATGCAGCCAGACGATTGCCCGCGTTCCGTCTTTGCTTCTACCGACCCGCGGCACCTTCCCAAACGTCCGGTCCTGGGGAGCGTCAAGCAGCCCCTCTTTCCCCTTGAGCCATTCCAGGCAGTTCTGTGGCCGGCACGCGGGAGCGCGAGGCTTATCCTTGGCCTGCTCGGCACGCTCAAGCTCGTCGTACTCTTCCCTCTTCAATCCCAACGCAAGCCACGGCTGAATGGCCCCTCCGTCAGTCGGCAGCAGATACGCAGGCGCGTATCTCAATACCGTCATTCCATCGCAGAATGCCCCCATACCGGAAGTCCATCCGTCAACAGGTGTGTATGTCGCCACCACGTATCCATTCGCCTGTGCCGACCTGATTTCCAGCGTCTCTAGCCAGTCCAGCGGAAACTTTTCGTCCGGGTTGGCGTACAGAACGATCTTGCCTTCAAGCACGTCGCGCACATTCTGGCTGTAGGTGGCAAAATCCAAGCGCCTACCATTCGGCAGCTTGTGAAACCCGCTCCCAAAATATCCCCTCTCAATCCATGCAAAGTCTCGGCGGTTTCCCATCCCCTCCCGATACTCTCGCCACTTTGGCGGCAAGTAACGAATGAATAGCGGCTGCTGGTCAACCTTCGACCGTTTAATCTGGCTGTGCATCCCCATCACACATTCGCGGTCATCCCTCTGCCGACCAGGGTCAATGATCGTACTCGCAATCATGCACCCCCGCTTGGCCGCGTATTCACTCTTGCTGCTTCTCCACGCCCCGCACAACAGAATGCTCCTGGCCGGCCGCCCTTCCCACCCCAGGCACTTCCTCATGGCGACCTTGAATCCATCCCAGTCCAGCCCGCAGTTGTCCTTGATTTCCTTCGCCGTCATGTTCGTACACAGCGGAAAGTCAATCAGGGCGTCCGCAACCCACCATATCGAAGGCTCAATTCCGTATGTCAGCGGGTCATGCCGTATCTGCCGAATGGCCGCGCTGCGCTGTTCGTCTGTCCAGCCGTTGCGCCCAACGTACAACCACGGGTCTGTCAGGATTTCGGGCATTTCGTTGCTCTACCCCCTCTGTCGGCGCCCATGCGCCGCATCCACCGCGTCCAGCACTCGCGTCTCCAGATCCATCAACGCCTTCAACACCACCCACGCCTCAGCACTCGGTACCTGCATCGCCGCCTCTTCCAACCTTCTCCGCTCATCCCGCATAATCCACACCACCGCCGTCACCGGATTAACCCCGCCATGCACAACCCCATCCATCCCCCGTGACAACATCTCCTCTGCCGGCCGGACCTCATACGCCTTGCGTCGCGTCTCCGCGCGCGCCGCCGCAAGCTCTCGCTCCGCCTCTCCCTCTTCCCTGGCCTGCCTCTTTGCCTCGTACCCAGGTATCATCTTCCGCCATCTGCCTTCTCTGTTATCCATGCTTCAGGCACTCCACTTCAATCGTTCCCCTAATCTCAAACAGGCTCCCGTTGATGTCTGTAAACACGCACGCTCCGCCTACCCACCCCGGCTCACTCGGGCACGTCCACACCTTCACCGTGTTCCCTTGCTCATCGTACAGCGTCACGCGCCACTTCTTTTTCATCGGCATGGGCAATCTCCCTTCTTGTCAAAACGTCACGTCTTCATCTGCCGGCGGCGGCGCTTCGTCCACTGACTTAGTAACTTCCTCGGCGCGCTTCAAAACCTTCAACGTTCCCTTGGCGTACCGATGTTGCGCGTACCACGCGGTCTTGTCCTTGCCGGCGAATCCCCACGGCACCACCGCCAGCTCGATCACGTCGCCGCGCACCAGCTCCGCCGATTCCTCGCACGCCTTCTCCCCGTCGAAGCGCACCGGCAATTCAACTTCACGCGGCTCCCGGGCGTTGCCGTCCTTGTCCGGCGGCATGTCGTAGCTCACTGACAGGGCTACAGACCGGCCTACAAACTGGCTCTTCGCGCCACGCACTTCCTTGTCGGTCGTGCTGATGACGGTTCCCTGAATCGTGCATGGTGTGGCTTTCATGTTGCTCCATTCCCTTGGCTACTTGATTCCTGGCTAATTGGGGCCGGGGGTGGAGTCGAACCACCGCCCTGAGCGAGTCTGGATTGGATACGCCACATTGGCGAGTTTCCCAGTTCTCCCTCCGCTCTTTGTGACCGTTGAGCTATCCCGGCCAAATTGAATCACACCAGCCTGGCCGTTACCTTCGACTCCACCGCCAGCGGCCGGAACAACCCAATCGCGTTCTCGATCTTGTCGCGCTCGATCGCTCGCAGCGCCGCCGTGTCGCTGGTGTACTTGTCGGGTAGAATCTCGCACGGACCCACCACAACCTGCCACCGCGCCACTGTCGGCCCACGGCCACGCTTGGCCTTGCCGCCCCCCGTCGTGCTTTCCTTACCAGTCCCAACACCCGCACCCGCCGCTCCGCTCACTGTCTCTTCCGCCATGTCATCCGCCTTCCTTGTTTCTGCTGTTTGACCGCCTTCATCCTCCGCACATCCCAACTCCCTCTATCACCTTCGTCTCAACCACACCAGCTTCTTCATCTTCCACAGCCCTTTCCATCTTCCCCTTCACCTCCGCGACCTTCTCCTCCCACGTCACCCCTTCCCTCTTCATCTGCCTCCGCGCCACCTGATAACACGACAGCGCCATCCCCTTGCACACCGCCGTCGCTCCACACCCGCACATGCAATGCGCCCTCACTCCGCTCTTCCCTGCTATCCTATGCTTCTGGTTCCCCATACACCACATGATAGTATATATACTCGGCGTGTCAACAGGAGTTTCATGGGACGCATATAGGTGTTTGGGATGGTTGAACGCATGGGCCACCCCGCCCCCCCCCTATGGCCACGCCAAAATCAGAAACCAGACGCGCAACTGGACCCGCTCAAAGGCTCCAATCTCCGGTTTAAAGCAACGTCGCATAACAATAGTTATGACAACTCGACCCCTAAAACCGGGGGCCGCGTGAGGGTCCGCGAAAATAGTTGACCTGGAGCGCGAGAAAAAAGTTGACACGCAGTCCCCGGCGTGGCAGTGTCATCCGCCGTGCCTTGTAATACGTGTGCCATCGGGACGCACGGTCCCAGGCATGTGCATACAGCAGAACGCATCCTCCCACACGGCCGGGCGGCGGCAGGGGCACCAGCCGACCGACTGACCGCTGGCCTGGATCGCACCAGCGGGCGAGGACGCGGGATCTCTGAGCGGGTGCGGGAGGGGTGAGCGGCACCTACAATCGCGTCGTATTTGCGGTTTTCGGGGCGATTTGCACGACAGAAATGTAGGTGCGTAAGTGGCGTGATTGCAGGCGGTTGCGCAAATCGCAGTTGGCACTACAAATGCTTACACGTACACGTATGTAACGCTGGGGTTGTGGGGCGGATGGCTGGTGCGAGAGCGGCGCATGTGCAACGTGCTGGATTGCAGCGGGTTGCGGACAATCTGTTGCACGTACACGTACTTGGCATGGGCGGTGCTTGTATACCCCTATCGGCTGGGATAGGCCCGGCCGCGAAAAGGAGATGGCGATGCGAATTCAACTTGATGCGAGGCATGAAATTACCAGCGAGCACCCCGCAAGCCACTACGGGGCAGGCGTGCTCCTCGTGGATGGCCAGCCCTTTGGGCCGGCCGAAGCTTATCCAGAATCCTTACCCGAACTCGGAAGACTTCTGGGTGTGCCCCCACTCTCTTGCGCGGGCGCGGTGGTGGCTCTTCTTCGTGGGCGCCGGGCTTTGAAACCTGAACAGATGGCGCTCATACAGCGCTGGCTTTCCCAGCATCCGGCCCCGAACGTTTTAGAGCAGATATAAGGGGCGAACGATGAAAAGCGCTATTGTCACCCTGCAGACACAAGATCCGATTTGGCGGCCTTACGCATTTGACCGCGTGGAGGTGTCCGGTCGCACTGCCGGCGGTGAAAAAATTCATTTGGGCATTCTCGGCCGGTGCTGGTCGGAGTATCCCAGCGGGCCGAGCCAGATCATGCTGGCGAATGTGGCAGGCGATATGTTTGGCGAGGGATTTTACGGTCTGCACCGCAACGAGGACGGCGCGATGGCATGCAGGTCCCTTGGATTTCGCCCGGCATGACCCGCCGCGCATCCATCCTTGCCCTTGCGCTGGCCGCTGGCACGCTCGCCGGGCTGGCGCAGGGGCGGGATTACCGGGCGACCGTTGCGGCCCTGGTGGCAGTCGAGTCTGGCGGGGACTGCTTGAGGAAGGGCGACCATGGGCGGGCGGTGGGATGTCTGCAAATGTGGCCTTGCGCAGTGCGAGAGGCAAACCGGTTGGCGGGGCGGCGGGTCTGGACGCTGGCTGACCGGGCGGACCAGTGGGAAGCGCAGCGGATGGCGGTTACGCTGCTTAGGTGGCAGGATTTGAGGACTGGCGGGCGGTTGACGGACGTTGAATTGGCTTGCAGGTGGCGCAATCCTGGCGGGCGCGTGTGCGCCTGGTACAGGGCGAAGGTGGAGAAACAGCTAAAGAAGGGGCGGAAATGAGCGAGCAACAGACGATCACGCAGACACAGACGATTACGGGCTGGCACTTTGCGGGCGCGACGCTGCGCGATGACCGGCCACTGCCAAAGACGGGGGAGAAGCTGACGCACACGGGCGCAGTTGTGCCCTGCAACAGCGGATACCACCTATCTGAGCGTGCGATTGACGCGCTAGGTTTTGCGCCCGGGCTAATGGTTGCCCGTGTGCGCGGCGGCGGGGTGACGGTCCCGCACGGCGCGCCGGTTGACAAGTGGGCGTGCGAGACACGCACCTGTCTCAGCGAGTACGTTGATGCGCGGGCGGTAATTGGCGAGCTGGCGGAAACGTGGGCGCGCAGGGCATTGCGCGACCATGCGGCGACGGCGCTGCGGGCGGCGGGACTGACTACGGAGGCAGACAAGCTGGCATCACTGCCGGACAATGTTTCGATGGCGGCGGCAGGGGCGGCGGCAGTGGCAACACGGGACGCGGCATGGGACGCGGCATGGGCGGCAGGGGCGGCAGGGGCGGCGGCACGGGCGGCAGAAAACGAGCTACAAAACAAAGAGCTTGAAACCGCGCTGATGGCGCTGTTGAAATAACCACCAACCCTAGAGTCGGAGCGTAGTTGAGA